AACCTTCATTCTTCAATATCTTACCTTTCGCGTCACGCTTTCTACGGTAAACTTTTCGTGACCAAAAATGATGGCAGTTCGCTCCGCCTTTGTAAAGGAAAATGGAATAAGTGGATTCACCCGCAGGGGCAAAACCGCCATTCACCCCTTCATTGCCCATGCGAATGATATCCTCATACCGATACACGACGCCCGCGCTTGCGGCTTCCGCCATTGCCTTGCAAAATCTTCGTGAGTTGTCGCTGAATTTGGTCGGATAACCATATCGAACTTTGTATATACCTCCATCCATTTCGCTTTTCGCGTCGGGGTTGGCGTATGCCTTGTACATTTCAACGGCACCTTGGTTCTTCGCTGCGATTTCCTTTTGTATTCGTTCTTCGGTTTCAACGTCTCCCACCTCTCCGCTTAGTTCGTCATCGAGTTCCCATTCATCCTCATCAATGGTTTCGCCGCGCTCATACAAGTGATTGAGCCATGCGTCCTCATCATCGTCGGTCATGTCGTGCTTTGATAATTGCGTTGCCGGCTTTTCAACGGGTTTTGGATCGTCAATGAAGTAGCTGTTCGGTGTGACTTGAAAAGTGTAGATTTCGGTCGCTTCCGACAACACATCGAGTGCTTTCTTTCGATACACCTCGATCACGTTTTCGGTGAAGATTTTGAAACCTTGTCTAAGTTCGTCCGTGTTGGATGAGAACCCTGTTCCCTCGCCACGAATACCAAAGATAAGCGGTGTTGTGACAAGATGCCCCACCATTATTTTCTCCGTTGCCTGACGCGAAAGGGATTCGTACATTTTATCAGCATCGGTAAGCCCGAATGATTCAATCGTTGGAGGCGTTGACCCTGCTTCGTTGAATAAAAGCATGATCTGACCCGCATTCTCCGCACCCGTTTGCTTATTAAAGTACGATTGCATTTGTTGCTTATCAACGGGGTCAGGTTCTCCGTTGAATAGCGATATAATGGTCGAGGGGAAAAAGCCGTTCATCACATTGCTGACGTGGAACTGCGAAATCTTGCGATCAAGTTCGATGTAATTGATGGCAGACTGATACGATGGCTCAGGATATAGGCTGCTCGTAGTTTCGTCAGCAAATGAAACAACAACGTCGGATGCGTTTTCGCTGTCCTTTTTTGCGATCGGAATGGGCCTTGGTTTGTTGATCTTTTTATTGGCTTGGCTCCAGTCGCGTGAGTAGTAAACCCCGCAGATATTGAACTCATCGTCCACCCACAAGCGGCAATTTTCAAAAGGCAAGTGCTCAATACGGGCAATGCCTTGGCGGTCGAGTGTTTTGATACGCTCGATGTAGAACCCTCCGTACATTTCGATGTCGTTGCAAATTGATCTCCACACCCTGTCAACCCTCAACACCTTCATCTTGCCTTGGTCAATAACGCTTGTGGCGGTTATCGATTTGCCCGCTATCATGTCGGCAATACCTTTGATTAGCGCACCATGAACGGGTGAAGTTTTTGCAAGACTTTTCAAGTACTGCGGGTAAAGGTTGTCCGATCCATAAGACAGCCATCCCTTGCGGTCGTAGTTCTCAACTGCTGCCACGGGTTGGTACTGGGCAAGCATGACCTGCATTGCTTTGTTTCCTTGGCCCTCTATTTTATTTTGTGCGCTCATTAATCTAGTGTGATAAATTCGTTTTGTCCTGCGATTGGTGCAAATGTGCTATCAGGATTTCGGATAATCAAAGTGCCTTTTTCCACAAGCCCAACAACCGACGAATGATTCGGATTGATGTTGGTGGATGAATTTTGGCCGTATATGTAGTATTGGTATTCTCCCGAATTGGTAAGTCCTTCGGTTGTCATTGTGACCTCCGTTGCGCGTTGGTTCTCATTCACAACATCGAGTACTTGTGCCAGTGCGATTTCAGCCTGTTGGACCGTTCCATCACCAAAACAAAGCACGCACAAGTAATGCGTGAAGGTGGTAGAAAAGTACTGCCGACCCTCATCAAGTGTGAAGTAAGCTGTTTGATCCGCTTGATCGAAATTGAGATAAACCATGTCGTGTCAAATTTAAGAAAAAAGGTGGGCAATTACCCACCCTCTTTTCAAACAAAATAAACCAAATCACATTAGTATGAAGGGCTAACTTCAACTGCTGCGAAGTTGTCAAATGGATTCGTTGTGAATGCTGCGAAAGCATACGCTGGTTTGGTTGTCATTGCTGTGAATGTCAACTTCGATCCTGTGAAGTCACTGAGGACCGCACCGCGATCGTGTGAACCGCCTGTTACTTCAGCTCCGTTGTCGTAGCCCATGAGCCACAAGTTCTCATTGCTGTCACGTACCGCAATCAAAAGGCGGCGATTGCGTGCGAGCAAAATCAACTCTTTTCTCCAAGTGTTTGAAAACCCGTTCAAAGAGATATTCAACTCCTGAGAATAGGCAATACCACCTTCTTCGTTCGCCTCGATGGTCTCGATAAAGGTGTTGCCTGCACCGGGCTTCAAATCGTAGCGAAACGCCTGAAACGTGTCTGCTGATCCTGCAATTGCTGTGATGTTGTCGTTGGTGCCATCGATAGTCAACGCTCCTTTGAAGTCGTAGAACTGATTTGAGCCGATGAACAATACTTCTTTGACGCCACCTGAGTACTCTTTACAAGGAAGCTCTCGTCCTGCTGTTAAAATACATGCCATTTTATTTTCGTGTTTTTAGAAAAAACGCCACCACAATCGGATGGCGTTTTCTCGGTTATTGTCAAAGTTGGGTTAGACCGTGTAGAACGCGATTTCGTTACCACGTCCGTACTGAACTGCTCCGAAGAAGTCAGCAGAGTAACGAACCACTTTGTCGCCTGTCACGTTCTGCATGTCGAGCAACTGAATGTTGTTCATGTCGCTTGTTTTGTTGGTACCGAACCACAAGTTAGATGCTTGTGCAAACACCATTGTGTTGTCGCTCATACCGGGACATTCAACGATATCGTACTGACCGATCCAAGTCATTGACACAGGGCCACCTGCTTGGAAGAAAGTGCCGTTACCAAGTGTTGCCTGAGCATTGCGGTAGGCTTCGGCCACGTTGGATGCAACGTACAACTTTGGCTTCTCAGAGGCACGACGCACGCGAACAGGAAGTGTCGCAACAGTCTTTGCAATTTCGGCCACAACATTGGATGCGGTGATCGCAGCAGGCGAAGCAACGTCAAGCACGGTTGAATCGGCAGTAAACAATGTTTCAAAACCATCGTAAGCACCTGCGCCCGCAGCACCTTGCCAAATCATGGTTTCGTTGATTGCTCCGATGTTGCCTGCCATTGTAGCGACAAGTGCCTCAGATACTGAACCAATGTTGCCGTTTTGAGCAGCCAACGCTTCCCAGTCTTGGTAGAACGTCACCTTACACAACTCGCGTTGCATCGCAAGGTCAACAAGCGTCAACGTGCGCTCATCCAAATCAACGGTGCCCGTTGGAGTGAATGAACATGTTTGGTCCGCGAAAGTGGTTGCGTTGTCGGTGATTCGACGAACTTTCAATTTGCCTGGCACGTTCTCCTTTACGGTGATGTGCTGCAAAGTTTCTCCTGCAAGGAATGCCTTGAGGTTCCATTCACCGGCTACTTCGCCAGCGTATGTAGTTGTTAAATTGGTAGTAGTTGCCATTTCTTTTTGTTACTTTTTTGTTGTTAGTTTTGGTTCAACACACGCTCCACGTAGGTCATGCGTGAGAAATCTTTTGGTTGCTTTTCTTTTTCCTTTTTCAGTTCAACAGCGGTCTTATCCTTTACCGATGCAGTAGCCGCTTGCTTTCCAAGTTCCACCACTTTCTTCTCAGCATCAACCGCTTTCTTTTCGGCTGCTGAAAGTTTGGTGGTCAACTCGGTGATCTTTGCATTGGCTGTTGAAAGCTCGGTGGCTTGCGCTGAATTCTGTCCTTCCAAAACGCTTACACGTTCGGCCAACTTTTCAAACGCTGCGAGAACGTCACTTGACATTTCTTCTGCCTTCGGTGTGATGGATTCGATCTTGCCGTCTTTCACAACGACAATGCTGCCATCTTCCATTGCGATTTCTCCATCAGGAACTGCCTGTGGCGCATCTTCGATCATCACGTACACCTCGGCGCCAACTTCGAACGCTGTGGGTGTACCGATCTCAGAGCCATCAGCCGCTTTTGCTGTGGCTGCGAGTTCCACCTTTTTGGGTTCTTCGACGCTCAACTGGACTTTCCATTTGTCGAGAACTTCTTGAATTTTTGCTTTGATACTCATGTGTTCTTTTTTCTTAAAACTTAGGAGCCGTATATTTGTGATGCCGTATAAAAAAACATTGATAAAAGTTTGGAGAAAATCAAAATAGAACTGAGCGAAAAGCAGCAGCAGGCGATGCAACTGCTTCATTGGTCAAGCCCTCGAACGATAGTGTTGTTCGGAGGTGCGGCAGGAGGTGGTAAATCTTTTCTTGGATGTTATTGGCAGCTTGCTCGGCGCCTTAAATATCCAAAGACAACAGGTATTATATTCCGTGAAGAACTGAAACAACTTCGCCTAACTACAATGGTCACTTTTTGGGAGGTTC